GTAGTGTACTCCGAAAATATTATAAAATAGATTATAGCAGTCAACATGGAAGCCTTTAATTTTGAAACGGATGATGTGATAACATCAAACACTTTCAATCCAGAGGTGCTCTACCAAAGCTTCACTATAGAAGTAATGCAAGCAAGCTCTGACCCAATTAAAGTTGCTACTATTTTCTTCAAAAGGATGAAGTCTATTAAGGACAAAATGAAGCAAGTGACAATGAGGAACATTCCAATGAAATTCTTTGATGTTGAGGTAACAGTTGTCAACACCTACAACAACACTTTTGGGGATCCAGCAATTGGCGATTCAGATTATACTCTAAATCGCCTTTCAGGATGCCTGGCTAGGTTTGTGTTTGAATCATACACATCAGGAAATGCTGCACAGAGGCTGATGATTCTTGGTTCTGTGAAAAATCCTCTAGCTATTGTAAAAGGTGTAAGAACTGAAAATTTCAAGCTCTACATGGCCTTCAGTGCAGGAGCAGAAATGTTCTTGGATACGTTTGGCCTCCTTCCACTTGCCATCACGTTGCGAAGAGTTGAAGCTGACGATGCTCCTGCTTCTGTACTCCATAAAGTCCTAAAACAGCGTCTTGATGGGATGCCTGCTGTCGAGTGGCAAAAACCAGCCACAGTCTCAAAGCTTAAGGATGCAATGGCTGCTGTTGCTGGACTTTCTTGGAAGCACTCCAAGCTTTCGGATGAATCTGTCGATTTCCTGAAAAAGGCTGGAGTTGCTGCTCAGACACTTGCTAAGATCAAAAGAGGAGGAGATTAAGTTCTCTACCATTCCAGAAAATTAGGCTAATTGGCTAAAATTCCAAATTTAAAATCAAAACAGGGTGGGTGGTAGGGGATCTAGCAGCTGCTATATTTCTTGACTCCATTATCTGTTTGGATTTTACATTTTTAAAAGTATAATATTTCGGA